TTATCATTTTTTATACCCTGACTATCAATAGGAGCAGAAACAGGTCTTCCTAAGATTTCGTCCTTTGTATAACCGGCCGCACTTAAATCGGCACTAAATGTCAATCCTTTATTACCAAAGTTGTATAATTCAATATCTCTATCAAATTCTAAAATAGGTCTTTTTGCTCGATAGTTTTTACTTGGTAAAGCAGTATTAGCATCAATAAAATTTTGTTTATGGTGCCAAAAGTTTATTCTACTCCAAATATTGTTGTCAGTTGCCCCTCTCTGCATCAATATATAATCTGGTACTTCCTGAGTATTACCTCCGTCCCATGGTTCTTGATCAAAACCATACAATCCGTCATTTATATACGATAAAAAGCCGTCAGCACCTGTTACATAGCCTTGCCAATAAGGTTGACCATCTAAACTAATATCTTCTAGGCTATTTACTTGTACTGTAGATTGTGCTCCTAGTGCATTAAAATAATAGTAGTTACCTGTGCTAGGATCACGATATCCGTGTGTTGATATGATGTCTTCAGTAATTGCTCCAGACGGTATATCAGTTGCAATTAAATTAGATTCTGCTGTAATTACTTCTTGATCCCATGGTGCCGGTGCAGGAGTTGAAAAACTTGCTGAAAAGTTTTGCTCTTTATTGTGTAGAATAATACTGTCACCAACGCCTTCTACAATGTATCTATTATCTTTATAAGATGCCGGAATCACATAGTCACCGGCAAACTCTATTACACTACCATTTTTAAATACTGTTCCATTTGGGCTTGTAAATGATTTTTTGCCTAATATATCTTTTAAAATGTTGATTGGGTTACTTGCTGTTCCTTCAACTAATATAGGTGCCGGTCCTTCAGGACTCCAAAAATATTCTTGATAGTTGACAAATTTATCAATATCGATAGGTGGTAAAAAGTTATAAAAAGCGGAATCAAAAATTCTATTTTGATTTTGTGTATCAACTCCATAGCTCTTTAAAATATTTAAAAAGTCTTGATAGAAAACTATGTTAGAGCTTTCTCCTGTGATAGGATCCAAACTATTTACAACTGGTTCTAAACTATATTTTTGTCTTTCTGCTGACGGTTCAAAAATATAAGTATCTGACTCTGGTATATAGTCGTCAAATTCGGCTCTACCAACATATGCTGATAAATTCTCTATATTTGATTTACTAAATAGTTGTTCAACAGTACTTTCAAAAAAGTTTTTGATTACTGGTGTTTGTAAGACTGTTGGTAAATCTGTATATTTTTTCTTAGACATTTAATTTAATATCCACTGCCGCTACTATTGTTATTTGATGCAGAGTTTGAAACTGTATTATTTAATGTAATTGAGTTTCCTGTTGCATCAGTACTTGTACTTTGATCTAGTACATAAGTACCATGATAAACTGTTACGCCGTTAGGCATATAAAATATTTTTCCAAAAAATTCGTGAGTCATGCTAGTACCGTCACCTGCAAAGTCGGCGGCCTCTTTTGTTGCATACAAAGGATAATATCCGTTTATAGCATATGGACCGACTGCATTATTAGCACCGTCATATGTAGTTAGTAATCCAGTAGATGACCTATCTGGTCTAATATTTGCTGATGTTAGTTTATCTACTATATCAATATCTAAAATATTTGCTGTACTTAAAAACAGTTCGTCTGAATTTGATTTAACTTGAAATAAATCTCCAAATACTCCGCTTGCAGTTTTAGGTACAATTACAATACTTCCTATTGCATTGCCCACTTGTTGATGTATATAACTACTTAATTCGGTAAAATAAAATGTATCTCCAAATTCCCAATTTTCTATTGCAAAATATTGATTGATTGCCGCAATAACTCGAGTTCTAATTTCGTTATCACTTAAACTGGTTCCTGGTAATCTTACAACTTTAAATCTTGCTTGCAACTCAGGCAGTGCATCGTCACCAAACAACAATTTAAATTTGGCGCTTCTAAACACTAACTGATCGCTCGCAGATTTAAATTCGTTTAAATTGCTAAATTCTTTTTCTAATTCAGTGGACGTCGGAGGTGTTGGGTATGCTGTACCTGGAACATTGAGATATGACAATACATTATTATAGTATGATGTTGTTAGAACAAACATTTCATGTACATTACTGATACTTGGGTCAATTCTTACTGAATTGTCAGCATAATGACTCCATTTAAATACTACTCCTTGTTGCCTTGAGGAAGATGTATTTTGTGTAAAACTTCTACCTCTTTTAGCAAAATGACTCGATGATTCATAGTGTGCAACTCTTTGCAAATTTGTACTACTTTTAGACATTAAATAAACTTTTCCATCAGATTTAGAGTAAACTTTTTTATTGTGTAATTCTCCTCTTTGATTATTAAAACTGTCAATAATACTAGTAGTTTTAACTAGGAACCAATCGTAGTCAGCAGTTTGAAATACTGTTCCGGTGTTGTTTTCTGCATCGCCGATAGAATTACCTGCTATTCTTGAATAATCAGCACTAAAGTTTACACCATTCTCTTTTCTAAGATCTAGAATGGATGCTTTTATAGGTCGGGTATAAGTGTAACCGTCAAACTCTTCGTACTCTTCGAATAACACTATATCATCGTTGCCTACAAACTCACTAAACTGTATAGGGTTGTTTGGAGCATCTCCTCCTTCGGTGTTTATTGGCGTAATTTTAACCTTTTTAGGATCTGTGTATCCGTCTTGGTATGTAAAATTACCAACCGCACTGTATAAAATAGGTTTTTGTATTCTTGTTGTATCAGTTACATACTTTATAGTAATTGCATCACTTTTATTTTGTCTTGGAGTATTGTCTATAGCATAATGATGTCTACTATCTAAATTTATTTGCAAGTTGCCTGTTTGAGTAACAGCATCGCTATCTAACAATTTAAGGCCAAAGCCATCGCCGGCGGCACCTGGTGCTAATACTCTATTTGTGCCTTCGTATTTGTATGCAATATTTCCTGTGCTGTCTAAAATATTAGTTCCAAAAGTTGCATTACTAAACGCAACATTGATAATAGGCAACGAATCAATCAAACCTGAATTGTTTACTATAACTACATTAGCATCATCTGTTGTATTCTGACTGGTGCCAAGTTCGATTGTTACTTCATCAACAAATTCACCTGATGCCGAACTGCCATTTTTGTAAAGTCCAAAATTAGTACTGAGTGTTACTTCTATATCACTAAACTTAATGTCTCTAGAAATTAAAGGTATTTCATTAAATGTATCACCAGTTTCGACTAGGTACCATTTATCACCAACATTATTACCGTCATTATCAGTATCTCTCCACTCAAACACTTCACTAAAACTTGGTCTAACATTTAATGTTGTTAGTTCAAGGGTATCATACTTTGCAAGACCAGTTTTGTTATCTTGTATTCTATTAGAATTTACATTATAAAATCTTACCTCGTCTAAACTTTCAAATACAAATTGTGTGCCTCTGATTTCTATATTAAATCTATAGGATAATGTATCAATAGGGACGTAAGTAAATTTTAAAATCCAACTAGCATCTGCTCCAGAGCCAGTATTATCACCAGTGTTAGCAATATCAAATTCAGTTTGATTAGATAAATTATTGTTCTCTATGATATAATATCTATTGGTTATTGGGTCAAATCTTACCCCAAAAGTTTCTTTTCTTTCTATTGCCTCTGCAAGTTCTGTTTTTTCCAATACAAATAGTGTTTTTCTTAATACAACAATTACTTCATTTGTTTTCCAACCATTTGGAATATCTCTGTCCAAACTAATTGGTCCTCTTACACTGGTGCTAGATGCTTGTCTCACACCGTTATTGCTTATAGACACAATTTTGGCCCAAATAAATTCGCTTATATCATCTGGATTATGAAATTTTAATACATTTCCCGGTTGAATTATTTTGAACAAGTTATTTGCTGTATTAAGATCAACTGCTGTATTAGTAGTATACGTTTCTGTAAGATATCCTGCATCACCTGAAGTTTTTTTAGGCAATGTATTCCAAGAAATATCAAAACCTTCTAAATTAAACGTGTTTTTAGTTGAAGCATTATTTAAAAAAGAATCTCTCCAATCACTGTAAACAAAATCATTAAGTTTTAAATTTTTTAATATTGTTACTAGTTTGGTGTTTATAAAATCACCTGGAGTATTAGCAGATGTAAACACAAATGAGTCCGAAGAATTAGATGACTCTGAATATATTGCACCGTCTTCGGCAACAGAGGTCACTGACTGAAAAGTACTAGTAGGGTCAGTGATATCTATATATCTGCTGTGACCAGCATGAGTTTTATTTGTTACTTTAAGTTTTGAGATATTGGTACTTTTTGATATAGGTAATACTTGATAGTCCTGAGCCGATATCATTCTATCTTGTGCATAAAATGCTTGTGGAGCACGTTCCTTAATACCTGCTAATGTTTCTGCAGGTAAACTGTTGTTTACTGCACTTTCTAATCTAGCAGACAAAATAATTTCGTACTGTTTATTATCACCATTTATATAAGGAATAGTGATATTTACTGTTCCCATATCATCGGGTTGTACACTAAATCTTTCGTTGTCACTTACTCTATAATAAGCTCTAAATCGACCAACAGGAGTGTTAGCAAAATTACCATCTGCAAATTGCAAAACAATTCCGTCTACACCTCTATTCTGTACAGCATACAACAGTGGAGTGTTCTTTGCTTTAACATTATACATCAATGTTTGACCTACCGTGTTAGGAACCTTTTCCCATTTTGTAAGAACTTGACCTGTTGTACTAATACCTTGAAAGTAAACATCATATTCGTTTATGCCATCAATATTGATGGCTTGTTGTCTATTTTCTACTGGTCTATCAAAATTAAATGTTTGGCTTTGCAAACTACCTTGCTTAAACAACATAAAAAATCCAGTGTTTGTGCTAGATAAGCCTAAGCCATCGTTTCTGTGTAAAATAGAAAAGTTATTAGTAGCATCAGGATGTTTTTCAAAAAATGAACCGTTATCTTCAAAGTCTACATTTACTACATCAAATGATCTTGAAATACCATTGATAGTCTTTTTAAAATTGTATGCCAGTGGCGCAGTACCTGACGTTTTAATATCATATTGATCTGTGATAATGCCACCTACTGTGCCAGTTTTAACAGGCCTACTAAATCTGTTTACGTTGCCAAACGCACTGTTTAAAATTATAATAAATTGTTCATAACTGTCTTGATTGTTAGCATCATTCCAACTTATTGTTCTGTTATTTAACTGAGAACCCGAACTGTCTGTTATAGGCTCTGTGGTGGAAATAGATTGTATTTTAAGTAAACCACTTGCAGGAATATTTCTTTTAGGATTGTAGCCTAATTGTCTTGCAAGTTTAAAAACAGAATCGCGTCTTTCGGCTGTTTCTAGAAAATTTTCTCTAGTGTTTACATCCATTCTGAATGCAATACTCTGAGCAAGATATGCCAACAGTTCTATGATAGCAATAAATTCTGAACTTTCGATATAGTCGTTAAAGTTTTCAGGGAAGTTTGTTCTGATGTATTCCACCATTGCACTTCGTATAGTGTCGAAGTCGTATGCTTGAAAATCTACTTGACTATAAGCCTGATATGCTACGTCCCAATCTTCCGCCGCAAATAAATTATTCTGTCTACTGTTGACTGCCATTTTATCCCTCTAAGTCTTTTCTTTGATATTCTAAATAAAGTTGATCTTCATCAAGAAAAGGCAAAATTTTTAAATTTATAATAAATTTCACAGTATGGTCTAATGCTTCAGTAAATATATCAAGTATTTCTACTCTAGCATCTTTTTGAATCACTCGACGGATTTCTTCCTCAACTTCTTGTACGACATAAGTATCCAACGGATTCATCAATATATCCTGTATATTTGTACCATAAGACGGCCTCATTACTCTTTCACCTTTTTTAGCATAAAGCTCGTTGAGTAAATCAGTTTTTACAAGATCCGCATCAGTAAGTGTGTACGGAGGTCTAATCCTGCCAATTGTACTAAAGCCTCGATATATGTTTGCCATATCAATATTTATCATATACATTTAAAACTAGTTTTAAAGAGTCAAAAAAAAGGTTGACCTACTTCATATTTTCATATATAGTATAGGCTGTATAGAAATAACTATGCAATAACTTTTTACTTTTTACATATAGGAAAAACATGCGTAAAGTAATTGAATATTTTGATAATATTTGTAAAAACGCCGACATTGCTAACAAAAAACTAATGCTGTCGGATCAGTCAACTGGTTATAGAAATCGTTTTCAAAAAATGGTATCTAAACGCAATAATCGATATGATTCTATTGGGATTTACGATTATCATACTAAGCAACATGTGTTGTTTGAAATGGTAAATCTTGTTGGCCAACCCAAGGATTCTATTCCTCAAGAATTGTATGATATGGAATCTTTGATCAATAATGCCATTGCAGAATAAAAATATTATTTTTTTACATGGCACCGGCCAAAGTTCTTTAAGTTATAACTTTTTAGATGTATTTTTACCTGAGCATCGGGTGTATTGCCACGAGTATAATGTACAGGATGATATCTATGGCATAGTCAACGATGCTTACCAATTTTATTTAGATAATATGTTTAGTCAACCTGTTTCCATTGTTGCACACAGTTATGGTTGTTTAATAGGGATATTACTTGCAGAAAAAATTAAACAGATTGAACACTTTATTGCACTGAGTGCCCCGTGGGGTGGCAGTAGAACTGCTGGATGGCTTAGTATGGTTTTTAGGCAAAGCAAATTATTTGCAAATACTAAACCAGGAAGTGATCTTATTACCTCATTTGCCAACATAACTAACAAATATCCGATAACTAATGTTATAACAACAGGTAGCACATCCAGTGGAAATGCTTTAGCAGGATTTGGTTCATCAGACAATGATGGCATGCTAACAGTCGAAACACAGTGTGCTTATCCTAAAAGTTTTAAAAATGTAACCAATATCAAACTGCCTCTTAGCCACAATGAGATATTGCTAAGTATGGATACAGTTGATATTATTAGGGGAGTAATTTTTGACGATGACGATTCAAAATCACACACTGAATAATACTTTAGAAGAAGAGTTACGTTTAATGCTTTGCGAAGAGCGTAAAATTATTGCTAGTTTGCAATCTCAAGTGAAATTTCTTGAACAAAATGTAAGAGATCTAGAAAATCAAAAATATCAAGCATACGTTCGTCTCGCAGAACTTACTAAATTAGATAAAGTATAAATTAGTATTTAATCTATACTTGATCTTCGGGTAAAGGCCTATATTCCCAAGGCTCCCTTGTTGTGATATTTTGAGCAATACTTTTTATTAAATCTCTGTCGCCTTCACGTTTACCTCTTGTAATTAAAGGATCGGTGGTCTCAGTCACATCATCTGGGTCAGTAGGATAATCCCAAGCAGGCGGAACAATAGGCTGATCTTGAAATTCTTGTGTTTGAATTCTGTCAGCATTCATACCAACTGTTGCTTGTTCGGCGGCTCCCCCATCATTAAGATGAACTGTAGAACCTAACACATTATTTCTACCTGATGCTTGAGAATTTATTTCTCCTCCTGATTTTAAATCTAAACCATTAGCACCATATGTTTTTACTTTATTATTAGAGGCAATGTCTATGTTGTTTTTGGCAGTAACAAAAGTATTGGTGCTAGAAACTAAACTTAATTGTCCCTCTTCATCTGTCTGTAATTTAAAATCTTTTTTATTAAGCCAATTAGTCATATTACCAACGTTGATATTCAAATCACCTTTTGGATTTCCGTCTACATCGGTAAGACCAGAAGCAGTTTCATATTCTCCTGCATTTATAAACACAGAAGAGTTAGCCTCTAAATTTAAATTTTTATCTGATCTAATAGTAACATTTCCTCGAGCTCTCATGTTAAAATCTCTGTCAGCATACACATTTATGTCACCGGCGTCGTTTAACTCGATCCATGCTGTACCTGATTTGTTTATAACGTAAATATCGCCAGATGTGTCATCTAATAAAATTTGATGGCCGCCTCCTGTACGAATTCGAATGTTTTTACTTTGACCTTCTATATCACCATCATCCATTACAAAACTATGGCCTGCTTCTCGATGAGTATTATCTTTTTTGCTAGTTCTTAGGTTTGCTATTTCTGGTCCTGGGGTTAAAAAGCCAAATACTTGACTGGGAGATTCTCTTCTAGCAGTAGATTTACTTGCACCTCTTGTATCATCAAGAATCAATCCTTGCCTAACAATAGCTCTTGATGCATATGGGTGTATTGGCCTTCTTCCTGACACGCCGTGATTTATATCATCTTCGTTTCGATTTTTTTCGGCTACAGGCAAACGTTCTTCTAGACCGTATGCTGGACCTCCAGCATTACCTGGTACCATATACTGTAATTGATCGGGGAATAAACAGCCTAATACTACAGGAAATTTCTTTTTACCGTCTGCAAACGCAACCAATACAAAGTTACCGGGATCTGGTGGTACCATCCACATGCCATATGATTTTTGTGTGTCGTGAAAACCGTAAATTTGATCGCCTTCACCTATTTTACTAGATGCTGTGCTACCTGCAAATGGGCTACTCCAATATGCATTATAGTAACCTGCAGGATCATCTCTGTCCTTGGACAGCATAGGTATATAAACAGTTAGTCTTCCAGAGTGTGTGTTATCTTTTGGCCTGACAATAATTTCGCCAATGTACACACCAAAATCTAAGTCGGCGTTTTCTCGTAATTTGTCAACAAAGTTTTTTTTGCTACTTTTAAATCTATCTGCTTTATATGCCATATTGTATTACCTTGTTATTCTTCTTCTGCTGTCATGTCAAAGCCTGCTAAACTAAGTGCAGTTTGTTTTTTTGCCATTACGTCTAATTCAAACATGCCGTTTGAAAAATTAGCAGTGACTCCGTATATCTGGTATACTCCACTTATAAAATATGCGGTGCCAGTTTTTGCCATATAACCAGTGTTATCATCCTCGTCATCGATGTACGGGTCTCTAACTCTTGGTGTTTGCATTGTGAACAAAAAGTAATTATCAGTTCTATCATAAACAATGTACTGATCTGTGGAAATTTCTTCTTCGTCCTTTGCCAGCATAATTTGTTTTGGTGCTTTAGGTTCTACTTCAGGTGGTCCTAAATACCAAGGATCGCCTCTCACTTTTAAATTGAGATCAACTAAAATACTTGCATCGTTGGCATTTTGAAACATATAACCGAACAATGTTGCCTTAGATGTGCCGTCGCTAGTATTACTACTTGTAGAATAAACACTTGCTTGATATTGAAAAGTTGGTGCAGGATCAGTTTTTAAATCTTTTGCTTGCAGTGCGGCCGCTAATGTGTTTGCTTCAAGTTGTCCAGTAAGTTCTCCTATAACTGTTTCAGAACCACCGGTTTGATCTAATAAATCTGCCGCATAGATGTATCCGCTTGGGTCTGGTTTATAGTTACCTGGAGTATTATCAACCGGGGTCGAGGCATTTTGTCCTGCATTTGCTGTCCTATAAAATGACTCTGGTTCCTTACCATTGTTTTGTATGTAAATCAATGTTTGTGCTAATCTAGCTCTTGCTTGATCATCATTTCTAATTTGCTGTTTTTCTGCTTCAGTTAAATTTAATCCATCTAAACGTTCGTTTAAAAAAGCATCATCCTCACCTAATCGATTTGCAAGTGCTTCTGCCTTTTCCTGTTCTGCCGCAATTTTTGCGGCTCGTTCTTCGCCGTCGAGATCGCCTTCTACTGAAGGCTTGCCTGGAGCATTTGGACTGGTAGATGCATCTCCTAATAAGCCACCCCCAGGTGCGGCCAATAATACTTGTCCTGCTTTATATGATATATCGGCACTTAAAATTTGATCATTTAGTCCGGTATACAAATAATGGTATGCTTTCTTGATCAACATCTCTTTAACACGTTTTGTTATTTGTTCGTTTGTAAGATTAAATTCATCTGGCGTTAAAGCATTTGCTTGATCAGCAGTGTTATAAATTATGGGTTTGTACGTGACTCTTCTTGCATAAACATTTCTCCTGCGATCGTATCCATTTTCTATGTATTCCATAGTTGCTTCTAAATTGTACCATGATGTCCAAGGTTTATCTAAATCTAGATTTTCTTTATCCATGTTTGGACTATCAAAAATCCTTTTACGGCTGATTAGATCTAAAAATGGCTCATTCATTACTAGTAGTGTTGTAAAGATTTTGTGGAAATTAGTTCCCTCTTTTACTTGAATTCTATCCCAAGAAAAAATACCTCCGCTTGCTTCTATACCACCATCTAAACTTTCTGGATTATCTTCTAACCTTTGTTCAAATTCTTTTCTCGATGTAATACCTTGTGCTTCAGCATTCATTAGCCTATTGATTTGCTCTGCATTTTTATAGTTACTGTATTTTATTTTTGTATCGGATAATCTATCTTGTAACTGACTTAAATCAAAAACTATTTCATCATGGACTAATTCTTCTTTGAGATTTTCATCTCTGTATCGTTGTAGTGTTGTTTGTAATTGTTCTATACATTCTTCGATGGTATTACCTGTCATACTTGTATCTGCAGGTAATGTAAAGTATTTGTCAGTCCACGACTCATCATCTCCAATGGTTACCATAACATCGTATGTACTACCATTAGAATCAATGGATACATCTATTGTAGCAATTTCACATTTGTAAATGAATGGTCCTGCTATCTGTGTTTCAATTTCGCCACCACCTTCTAAATTATCTAAATCTTCTGTATAACCTTTAAAATCTATTCTGAGGAACAAAGGTACTGGTGCAAACATTCCTGCTTGAATACCAAGGTGAAGTTTGGCGGCTTGTATTTGGTCTAATAGATCAGCGGCTCCGGGTTGAATCAGTGTAAAGTTGGCTGATGTTGCAAACGCACCCGAGGGACCTTTTTTGACGTCTATTGACAAATTATCTATTTGTATGCCGGTAACACTTGATTGGGCAATAACTACAGTTTCGCCTGGTTCGGCTTCCATTGCACCATTTAGATATCCTCCACCAGAAGATGTTAGGTCTTTTATCATATATAACTTCATAGTGTATGAAGTGTTATTATATGCATCAAGGATATTTCCTTGAACACTGCCTAAATATCTATCTTCTACTGGTACACTTGTTTCTGGCATTATGCTAATACTCTATCAATAGTTTCTCTGGGTGGTATATAAATATTCTTACCTGACGTAAAATCCGTTAGCGGATCTAGTATTTGATCTGGATTACGCAGAGCAAATACCCACCATAGTTGTGTAGTACCATATAAGTCGTGTGCTAATAGGTCGGGTCTATTTTCATATTTAGATTCTATTGAATAAAGTCTGTCGCTTGTGCCCTTAGGAATTTTAGGCAATCTATTCACATCGAGAAAAAAATCCCTGATTTGTGCATTTTTCAAAAAACTGTTTTTATTATGAAAGGCTGCCATTAAATGAATCCTTGGTTATATTGTTTACCGCTTGTAAAAGCATTAAGATCAAATCTTTTTCTTGTTTTCTTATATGTGTACTGTGGTGCTAATTCAATCATTATACTGGTTTCTGCAGGCATGTATGTAGTAGTGCCTTTAAATTTAACAGGAACATAATCTACATCAGGTGGTAATTGGAAGTTATAGTTTCTAATAATTACTGGCACTTTATTAAATCCAAACTCTCCTAAATATTCAAATAACAATACCGGAGGAGGTGTACCATAGTATCCAGAAGTTACTGCACTGTCACCATAATATGCCTTAGTTACAGTTCTCAAAAAATGGAACAATGCTAACATGTATTGGCCTTCTTCTATTGTTTGTGCTGTAAATGTGCCTGTAATTGGCAAAGTTGGTGGCCTTGAGCTAATGTATGTATAGAAAGGATAGTTAGATCCATGTTGTTGTGCTTCGTTGTAATCTACTGACCCTTGTAAAAAGATATCAGGTGTATATGGAAACACAATTCCGCCCTTATCTTGTAA